CAGCTGTCGAAACATAATCGGGAGCCAAAGGCTCCCACCCACCGGCAAATACCGGAAAAGGGTCCTGTAGGACTTTCGTCCCTCGTGGCGGTGACTTACAAGTCAGTCGTCCACGGGCCCAGGCCCGCCCACAGTGGCGTCACAGATTTGACGATTCTGTGACTATACCGGTCGCGTATGATTTCGACCGGAAACACGCCCTCATCTAAGCCAATGCGCGCCGTCCTTTTTAAGGGAAGACGCTTAAGGAGTTGATGAGACGACACACGCCTTGAACCGGCTCTTTCGAGACGGTGAAGACTCAAGGTTAATGTGGGTTGACCATCTGGCTTAAACGCGGAATACTTCCGCCCCAGATGTCGGTATACGTAACCGTCATAATAACGGTGACGCTTAGGTCTGGACTCGTCAAAGTCTCGGACCAAACCGCCATCCCCAAGACCATCGGGGATGGACAACGCTGCGTAGCGCTTCTCCAACATACCGACGACGTGCCGGTACGGAAGAGCAAGACGCCCATCGCACCCGTAATCTAGACCAACCAATCGGTTAGCTAGTCGACGGATGTTATTGGCGAGCATCAGGAGGTCTTCCTGACTACGCACCTCCTTTCGGAGGTATACTGGCGTGACGTCATGGCCCGCGAAGTAGTGTTTACCACACGACTCGCGGAACTGCCCAGTCCAGAAACTCTTGTTAACGTTGGTTGTGAAGCCAACGTACTCGAGTACCTGAATAAGGAGCTCAACAACACCCACGGGACATATTATATCATCCCCATAGATGCTGATACCAAGACTCGACTCGTTTAAGGCTTCGGCACATGCCTTCGTGAGGGCCCAAAATATAAGGCTCTCAAGCTCGAAGGTAAAACCGTTGCCCATAGACGAGAACTTCTGGAGTAAAATCTTCTCCCCAGAAGCCAAGACGCAGAACTTGGAACGGCATAGCTTCATAGCCAGAACCCAGTCCTCGGGTAACAACGTCTCAACCAAAGCAATAGCGACAGAGTCACTAGCTTGCTTAAGGTCAAGGGTTGCCAGGAGACCAGTAGAAGAACCCTCACGGGCTAATCTCTGGTTCACGCGTTGGTCATTAAGATCACAACCAACCCTCTTGAGTCTTCGCCGTATACAGCCACCGATTCCCTTCTGAACATACATGTTCATCAGGGGCTCAATGGCAATAACACGGTCTGACTTAGCGTCTTTCGGCACTGTAGTGATGCGGCTTCCGACAACAACCTCAAGGTTGCTGCCGAACTCTCCATTCCTGGACACAGCGGTTTTTGACCACTGTGGCGACATCCCAATAAGGATATCAGCGAGTACCGCATTTTCCCCTGTCGTAGTCGGCCTTTCGAGACCGAACTTATACCAGCTGTTGCGACGGTTCCGAGTCAGGCCCACACTGGCACCTGGTCCGAAGTCCATCAATGACTCTGCCTCATCCCAGGAAAAGGTTCCCAAGATTCGTTCTATTTTCCGCTTTGAACGCAGAAGTACGTCCACAACGGCGTGAGGGGTTGAATCCCCAGCACGCAAGAACCGCCACAATCTTTTATTTGTGGCACGGCAGCGCTCTTCGCTTTCATGGAACTTCTCGATGGCTACAGCCTCTCTGTCAATGTTGACATTGAGACCGTCGAACTTCTTCAAAAGCTCGGCGGCTATGTAGTCAGGAAAGAAATCCCCCCAGCTAGGCCTAGAGAAATCAGGCTTTTGCTCAAGATAGGCTACGTGGTCTCCTTTTTCAAGGAGATTCGCGCATTGAAGCGAGAACTCAGTGTTGAGGCCCCGAAGGGCCATCACAGCAACACTGATGGCACAACTAGTGCTACGACTCTTACTTCGTCTAGACATGGCTTAAAAGCTCCTGTCAGAAACCTCTATTTTGTAGAGGAAACACCGAACTTAGGGGGTATCAACCCCGTTCGCCCGGCTAGTGATTACCAGCTGGGTTCCAGCGCACCGACGGACACGTCGAAAACAGACGTGGCCACGAGTGACTGGATTCGGTCGACGAAGTCCTGCCTTTCGGCAGTCGTGAAAGTGCTTGGCACACGGATTTGGATATCCGCGTAACCTTGGGCTGTGACTTGCCCAATGCACCCGCACGCCGAGTCCGCACTAGCTGCCTTCGGAACGTCCAGTGTGAACCGGACGCGCGTGATCCCATCTTTCGAGGGACCACGGACGCTTTCTTTGACAAGGCTTGTCGCCCCGCCAAAGGTCGCATCCCCTACCAGAGCCCATGCAGCTTCGTCGCCATTTCGGCCACGAGGAACATAGACCTTGGTGTTGAGGGTAAGATTACTCTGAGCAGCCATATAGGATTTTTCCTAGGCGGATAACGGTATCAGACGATCAAGGAAAGAGAGATGGGTCACCAACCGTAATACAGTAAGGGACGTCAATATGCAGCATTATATCGCAGCTATCTTCGACCCTTACCATTTCGGGATGATGGATCCTTCTTTCCCATATGTGCAACGGCACGAGCCGCCATGCTAAGGACTTGAACTCCAACAGTTCTTGCTTTCGCGCAAAAACTGCAGGGAGGACGAGTTCCGCGGGTAGTTTTGTGTTCATTGCGCATACTTGACCTATCTGAAAGCCAGGGCTAGCAAGGCTAAACCATTTAGCGCATGCCGCACTGACAAAGGGTTCTTAACGTAGACCCCGGGAACGGGTGTTACAGAGTAACAAGAGCGTCCGAAGTTGAAGGAATGACCCTGTGGTACAGGGGTCCCTCCACTAGTGCTAGTCCCGTTAGGGTTAGCATTATTCTTCAGCTTTATGTCCTCCACGCCATCATACTTCATAACTGACAGCATGCTTCTAGAGCCACCTTTGAAGCTAAAACCGGTGGCCGCTGTCAGACTTTGAAGCCACGGGCCGATAGGCATAAACCAATCGACGACGAAGCTGTACGGCACCATCTCCCACACTATATAGGCTGGGTTCATAAGTCCCAGACTAGCTAGTGACGCTAACTGTGGGTTTGTCAAAACAAAGTACAAACTCACATGACAGCTATGCTCTGCCTTATATCGAAGGGTGCAAGACGATTCGCTAGCAGGACCGCCATAGCAAATTTGGCGGACCATCTCCTCGTCCTTGGTATTACCAGTGACGTGGAGAACATTGCCAGCTTCCCCGGACTTACGTTCGAGGAACGCCAAAGCACCCAAGATGTCAGACATTAGGGGGATCCAACCGTATTGAAGCTCCAGCCACTTTCGCGGTATTTTCTTCCAATTCTGCCGTAGGCAATTACCACGTTGCCAGCGAACGACATCTTTCCAGAGACGGGGATTACTCCGCCGAAATCTGGTAACCTGTCGAGCTATGGTAAACGCGGTATCACCTACTAGTTTGGCAGTTTTGTTGAACTCCGCTAAGAAGACTCCCAGGTTAAACTGGGAATTCTGGATCTTCAAGAGCGCCTCTTGGACCGCACGGTTTACAAGACCGTTCGGGAAAGACGGGACCGAAGCTGGGGCTGTAAAGCCCCAGAAGCTGCCCTCTACGTAGTCAGCCCTGGTTATATTATTCGCCGAGAAACGTGTTGTATGCGTATTACTCGGCCTTAGATATTTCCAGGTATGACCACTGTGACTCCACGCACGACAGGGACGCCAGCCATTAACTTTTGCTGACGTACCACTGGCCGGACGCAACTCCGCCACCTTGGTATCCCACACGGAACTCACGGTATCACCCTGGTTAACCCAGGACGTACCGTCAAAGTGCCATGTAGTGTACTTACAGGGGACGGTTGTTGTTGCGTTAGTATTCACGGCAGGCGTTGTCACGGTAGACTCCATCAAAGTAGAGAGGATAACAGCGAGGGGACCTCGAAAGAGGTC